AAAGGTGGTATCTTCGACGCTCCGTCTGTAATCGGTGTTGGTGAGTCCGGAGCTGAGGCGGTCGTTCCGATTGAGAAGCTGTGGACGCAGCTGGGGCGCGAGTTTGATGAACATTCCGCTCCGCACGTGACGCAGTATTTCACTGTGAACGGTGCACAAGATCCAGACCTCTGGGCAACCAGTGCGGCGCGGACACTCAGGCGCGAGTTAAGGATGGCATGACATGGCTAAAACGAAGAAACCCACAGGGTTATCGGTGGCGCGTTCCGGGAACGTGTACACGCTGAAGTGGAAGATAGGCGGCGCGGACTACGCCAACGGTCAGCAGTTGCAGTATCGGCTGAACGGAGGCGCGTGGACGGCTGTCAGCGTAGGCGTCAATGCGGTGTCTGCGGCGCTTACACTGGCGAACGTGCGGACGCTCGCGTTCAGGGTGCGCGGCAACCAGAAGAAGAAAATCAAAAAGTCAAATCCGGGGTGGTCTGATTGGGCCACCTCCGGAGCATGGACGGCAACCGTGCCGAAGGTTCCCGAGCTGACCTACGAGAACAGAACCGTCAACAGCGGCGTGTTCACATGGAAAGCGGAAACCAACAACACAAGCACGGAAGTCTTCACGGAAGTTCAGGCGCAGACTTGTGCTATCCCCCGAAACGGTGAACCGATGGAGTCCGAATGGGGTGCGGTCATGAGCAAGACGGCGGAAGACTCCCAGACCGTCACAGAAGAGACGGAAGTGCTTGCCGAAACCAACCTTGTGCGGTGGTACCGCGTCAGGTCAGCAGGCCCGGCGGGCGTGTCCGAGTGGGCGACCGTCAGCCATGCATACGGAACCCCGACGCAGGTCGTTCTGGATTCCGCTAGCGCCGTGACGATGGGCTCGGTGTCCCGGATCACTGCGGCGTGGCGGGCGTCATACGATGACCTGAGTCCGATTGACCTCATTACCCTTCAGTATGTGATTGCATCCCCGACAGACGCAGCATTTACTCCCCCGGCAAGCGGGTGGTCGGATGCGGTCGATGTAACTCCAAACGGCGGAAACGACAAGGTGGTCGTCAACGTTTCGGCGGTCATCGGCACGGATGAATGCATGTGGGTCAGGGTGTTGTGTAATCACGACACGAACCCGTCTTACTCGAACGAACTCCTTGCGCAGGTCGGAACCCTTGCGGCTCCCACGATATCGGCGACTCCGAACACCACAACGGGCGCCGTCAGTGTCACGATCACCACGGCGACCAGCTGCACGGCGGCGAGCACGGCGATCTTTTGCCGTCTGGAGGACGACCCGAGCAATGACCGCATTATCGGCATCATGCCGTACGGCACCACTACGGCGACCTATGAGGTGCCCGAGATCATTGGCGATGACAAGACCTGCTTCGGGGCGTTCGCTTTTGTCGGAACGTACTCCGGCACGACCATCAACGCCGGGATGCGGTCGGCTTCGGCTATCGATTCCAACCTTCTGATTGTTGCCCCGGCGGTGGTGACGCTCACGGACGGGCCCAGTGACGGCACGGTGCGCATCGGTTGGGAATGGTCTTGGGACGATGCCACGCAGGCGGAACTCGCGTGGGCTGACCATGAGGAAGCATGGGAATCAACCGATGAGCCGAACAAGTACAAAGTCACAGACGCCCTCGCAACCTCATGGGTGATTGCCGGGCTTGATACCGGCGTGTGGTATTTCCGGGTCAGGCTCATTAACGCCTCTTCCGATAATGAGGTGGTCGGCCCGTGGTCTGAAACGTATACATACAACCTGTCGAGCGTCCCGGACAAGCCTGCACTTACGCTGAGCAAGTCGGTGATAAACGCTAATGACAGCATCACAGCACGGTGGGCGTATTCGTCCGCTGACGGAAGTCCGCAGGCGTATGCAGAAATCAGGCTTGAAGACGGCACAATCGTCGCCCACACCGAGACCGGGCAGAGCCTCGAAATCACTCATGATTGGGTGACAGGGCAGACATACAACCTTTCGATCCGTACGACCTCCGAGTCTGGAATACAGTCGGATTGGTCTGAACCGGCAACGCTCTACATCGCCGAGCCGCTGACCATCACGCTGACGGACAGCCTGTCGGACGGCGTCCTGACGGCTATGCCCCTGACGGCTACGATCACCGGCGCAGGATCCACGGGAGTGACGGCGTTGTCGATCGTAAGGGCGGAAGATTACCACATCTACCGCCCGGATGAAAACGACTATGACGGATATGCCGGTGAGACTATCGCAACCGTCTCCCAGATCGGAGAGGCGTCAATCACCATTGCGGCAGATGATTTGGTCGGGTCACTCGATGACGGCGCACGCTATACGCTGATTGCGACTATCAGAGACGACTTCGGACAGAGTGCGACCGTGTCGGAGTCCTTCACGGTGGATTGGACGCACAAGGCGGATGCTCCAGGCGTCAAGGTCGTGATGGATAAATACATGAGGTTTGCGAAGATCACGCCCATCGCTCCGGAAGGCTACGCTACCGGTGACACATGCGATATTTATCGCATAACAGCCGATAAGCCCGAGTTGGTTTATAAGGGTGCGACTTTCGGAACGACCTACGTTGACCCTTATCCGGGCTTCGGGCAGGCTTGCGGGCATAGGCTTGTGACGGTCACGCCCAACGGCGACTATGCGAGCGACACAGGGCTTGCGTGGTATGATGCCGACTCCGAAGACGGTGACATCCTCGAAGAACAGCAAATGATCGTCACGGTGGACGGTCAGCAGATCGAACTGCCGTACAACCTCAGCCTGTCGAACAGGTGGACAAAGGACTTCAAGCGGACTTCCTATTTGGGCGGATCCGTCCAGGGCGACTGGAACCCGGCGGTCACCAGAGACCTCACGGCGAACACCGTGCTTGTCCGGGGCGATGACCTCGACAGGCAGTTGGCAATGAGAGACCTCGCGGGCTATGCGGGCATCGCTCATGTGCGGACGCCGGACGGATCCTCGCTGACGGCGGACGTCCAGATCGAGGAACAGCAGTCCTATGACGACAGGAAGGTTTCCTACACGATGACCATCGCCGCCATAGACCCGCAGGAACCCGCGGGCATGACTCTGTCGGAATGGTATGAACTGCACCCGGTAGGGGGCGGGATCTAATGAACTGGAATAAGGGATTCAGCGCTCTTTATGAGTTGCAGAAGGTTGACCCGCTGACATGGATGGACGCGGGGACGCTCGACTTCACAGCGGGCTCTATAAGCAGGACAAACACCGGGCTTATGGAGTCCGCTGATTTAACGATGACGGAAAACCCGGGTGAGTGCTGGGTGCGCGTCTACTTGAAGGCACGCCAGGAATCGAGCGGCGCACGGGTGGCGTTGTTTACCGGGCTCGCTTCCGCACCAAGCAGGAATCTTGACGGCGTAAGAGTGACCTATACGGTCGAGTGCTATTCCGTGCTAAAGCCGGTGGACGACATTCTGGTGCCCATCGGCTATTACGCACCGCCGGGGGCGGACGCCGCTCAGCTGGTGGCGACCTTGCTGTCAGTTGGCCCGGCTCCGGTGGTGGTGGACGGCGAAGGGCCGAGCCTGTCGGAAGCCATCGTTGCTGAGAACGACATGAGCCGTCTTGATGTGGCGTGGTTGATCCTGGACGCCATCGGATGGCGGCTCCGGGTGACAGGTGACGGAACGGTGCACGTGTGCGCCCCTGCTGATAGCGTATCCGCTACGTTTGATATGCACGGCAACGATGTGGTGGAACTCACCATGACGGACGAACAGGACTGGTTCAGCGTTCCCAACTGCATCCGGGTCGTTTCGGGCGACACCTACACGGAATATGTGGACGACGACGCCGACAGCCCCGTCTCGACCATCAGCCGAAAAGCCAAAAGAGGCGGCACGGGCGAAATCTGGATGAATGATTCGGCGGCAAGTATCGCCGACAGCGAGAGCCTTGCAGAGTATGCCCTGCGCATCCTGCGGTCGAATCAGGAACCGGCACGGACTATCAGTTACTCACGGCGGTTCCGCCCGGACGTTCTGGTGTCCGATTGGGTCGCCCTGCGGCTTCCGGGCATCGGAATAGACGGCACATTCAAGATCACTTCACAGACCATCGAACTCGGGCACGGGTGCACCACAGCGGAAGAGGTGGTTTCCATATGAATGATTTCACAAGATTAATTGCAAGTCTTAAGCACGATAAGCGCACCGGCACGGACTACACGGGCACGGTGACGAAGGTAGACGGCGGCACGGCGTACGTGCGCCTGACCGGGTCACAGATATCGGATACGCCATGTGCGCTCACGATATCCGCCAAGGTAGGCGACAAGGTGCGCGTCCGGGTCTCCGGTGGGCGTGCCTGGTTGACCGGCAACGACACGGCACCGCCGACCAATGATACCGAGGGCATCAAGGTGGTGAAGACTGAAAACTCAGCACTGATTGAGAGGATCAGGGTGCTTGAAAACCGGCTTGACGAAGTGCCCTATATCCTCTCCGGGGACATCGGCGGCGCTATGACGATCGAGTCCGGGGCTACCGGCGGCGCAATCGGTACGTTTGGCCCGGAGTTTTTAACGCCGCCAAATTTCTTCACGGAATTGCAGACTTCCAACATTTCGCCACAGATCGGAAGGGTCACCGTATCGACAGAGTCCGTGGACACCCGGGGCTATAAAATCAGCATCCATAACGCATCGTCAATCGCTGTATTCGTCCTAGTCCGGTGGGTCGCAATCGGGCGCTTGAAGCGGTAATAGGAGGTAAAGACATGTATAGAGGAACAACGCCAACGCTCACGTTCAACCTTCCGATGGCGGTCAGCACGCTGTCGGAATACTGGGTCACGGTGAGCCAGCACTATGACAACATCCGGATCGACAAGGACAGCAGTGACTGCACGGCGAGCGGCTCGACTATCACGGTCACGCTGACACAGGAAGAGACGCTGAGACTCGTGCCTGACAAGCCGGTGTACATCCAGCTGCGTGTGCTGACGACCGGCGGCGACGCCATGGCGAGCGAGGCATTCAAGGCAACGGTCGCTGACGTACTCCGGGAGGAGGTGATCGCATGACGTTCGAGGTGCAGTTTGATCTTGACGATAAGTCGCTCGTGCTCCACGACACATCGGCGGCGGCAGCTGAGGCGGCGGCGGAGAGGGCTGAGGCGGCGGCAGCGATCCTCGAGGATGTGCAGCTGAGGGCAGCAGGTGATGGCACAGTGACTCTGAGCATCGGAGGGCAAACATGAAAATCAATATTGCAGTTAATGAGTTTGCCAGTGGTGCGATTCCTATCGGCAGACAGGGTGAGAGAGAAGCACGGCAGATTGTGTTCGACATGTCGTGGATGGCTGAGAACTTCGGCGATGGCACAGCGGTGCTGATGCATCAGCGCAGTCAGGACGGTCTGCCTTATCAGGTGGATGCGGTGCAGGACGGCACGACACTGACATGGACGGTAACGGATACCGACACGGCGTTTGTCGGGTACGGCAAGGCGGAGATACGGTGGACGGTCGGGGATGCGCTGGCTAAGACGGTCATCTATAAGACCAGAGTCGCTGAGAGCATCACGGGAGACACGGAGATTCCTGATCCGTATCAGAGTTGGTACGATGCGATGGTCGAAGCAGTAACAGAAGACATCGAGGACATTGTAGATGAGAAGATTGCTGATGTGTCTGCAACGGTGACAGCATCAGGAGATGGAACAGTTACGATTGGTGTAACGATTGGAGGGCAGTGATGGCAAATTATACAATGCACCATTTGAACGTGGGCAGCGATACCTACGAAATGGTGGATGAGCAAGGAAGGGCGAACATCGCGCCATCCTTCAGCACTTCCACCGCATATGCCGCAGGCGATTACGTTATCTACGGCGGCAAACTGTACCAGTTCACGGCGGCCCACACCGGCGCATGGACGGGAGCGGATGTAGAAGAATGCACCGTGGCTGAGAAGCTGGGCGAAGGCGGAAGCGGTGACGGGCTGACTGAAGATATCAAGCAGGCACTTTTGCAGATAGCTGAGAAGGTCGCATACATCGACGATCAGGGGGCTACTTACTATCAGGCGCTCTATGACAGCTTCTATCCTCCGGCTGAACTTGATTCAATCTCCGCAGTCTACACGCAGTCCGGCACGGTCTACAACACCGACACGCTCGACAGCTTAAAGCCTGACTTGGTTGTCACAGCGCACTATTCCGACCAGACAACAGAGACGGTCACGACTTACACGCTGTCCGGGACGCTTACGGAAGGGACTAGCACGATCACGGTAAGCTACGGCGGCAAGACAGACACATTCGATGTCACGGTGACAGCTATGCCCGTTAATCCGTTCGATGGTGTCAATTGGAATGACGGCACGAGAATCACAGGTTCTTCGGAGTACACAGGACAGGCTAACTACTCGACAACCGACTATGTCAATGTGTCCGATATTTCTTCCGTAACCATGACGCTCACAGGGTCTAGTGGGAACGTGCAATACTATATCGTCTGGTACACGTCTAACGTGAACAGCTCCTATATCTCACATGAGAACGGCTATATCAACTACAGCAGTGGGAGTTATCCTGCCACGGTCACGTCCGAAAAGCCGAATAATGCTTTATATTGCCGAATCTGCACTACAAAGGCGAGCCACAGCGGGACGAGCGGTTTCCCGTATGCTTTAGACATTCTGGATATAGACGTTGAATTTAGCTAAAGGAAGGTATAATAAATGGCTGTATATGACGTTGATGGAAACATTGTTTCCTCTGAAGGAAATGACAGTTTTAACTTTTCAAAATGGAATGGCAAAGTTGCGGTTGTTGAAGGAAATAGCTTAGTTGCTTACACGAATTGGGGACAATATTTAGCTTCTTACCTTGGAATGACCGTTTACAATGTTGCCCAATCAGGAAGTTCGATTATTGTAAATCCCGATACGGGTGGCTCTACGCTGACCGATATTAGAAACAATGTCAAAGACAACTATCCGAGTGCTTGCGACCTCGTTATCATGCAGGGCGACACAAACACGAACATGGATGGGGACTTTGGCGATCAGATGGACGGAAGTAACCCCAAAACCACATGGACTGCAAAGATGAATTATATGATTCGATGCATCCGAGCCAAATATCATAATGTGGTTATTGTATTAATGGGCGATTCCGTCAGATATGATTATGTTGGAATCGGAGGTGACCCAAGGTCTACATCAAAAACGTGGGAAACGGACAATATCACACGTTATGAAAAGATGCGGGATTTTGCATCATATAACAGAGTTGCATTTTTCCCTGCGGATTGCGTAACACCTTGGAATCCCGACTTTGCGGACAACTATTATAATAGGATTGGCGATCCAAATACATCTCATACGTTCTACGTCCATGGAATGGACTATGTGCATCCATCGGGAACATACGCATACGCCAAGGGCAGGGCGTTGGTTGCCTTTATTGAGGGATTAATTTATAACCCAAACGCATCCAATGCGGCAACGGAAGGATGGGATAATATTTATAACGTGACGCTCAACCTTGGAACAGGGGTAACGGCGAGACAAACAGAGTCTACATGGTGGGCAAAAATGATTTACTATAACGTATTAAGCGGAGCAACAACGGCAACCGTTACCATGGGGGGAACAGATGTAACTTCCACATGTTGGGATTCGTCCAGTAAAACGGTAAGAATAGAAGCGGTAACAGGGGATGTGGTTATAACTGCATCTTAATAGCTTAAAGGGCAATTTAACAGCGGAAGCATAGCGCATGGCGGGGTATGCTGTGTGATTGACAACCCCGTTTCGGACTGTTACACAAGGAGATCAACATGACACCACTAATCACTTTCTTTTCCGTCCTGCTGGGCGGCGGAATCCTCACTTTTGCACAATTTCTTATTAGCCGTCACGACCAGAAGAACGACAAGACCAAGACCATCATGGACAGCATCGATGCGCTGTCTAAGAAGGTCGACAGGGTAGAGTCGAGTCTGGACGAACGGGATGCGGTTCTGGCTCGGACACACATCTTGCGGTTCCGGGATGAGCTGTACAACGATATCCGGCACAGTCAGGAATACTTTGAGCAAACGCTTGATGACATCCAGACTTACGACCTGTTCTGCTCGGAGCATCCCAAGTTTGCCAACGGCAGAACCAAAGCGGCGGCGAAGTACATCCAAGACGAGTACGATAGATTGTTCAAGGCACACAAACTTTGACGGAGGTATTCTATGCAGATTAATTCCAAGGTGTACGATATCTTAAAGTGGGTCACCATGATCGTCCTTCCGGCACTGGCCACCGCTTATGTCGGTCTGGCTGCAATCTGGGGATTTCCCTTTGCAGATGAAGTAGCGAAAACGACCGCCGTGATATGCACTCTGCTCGGTGCGCTTCTGGGCATTTCCTCCGCTCAGTATTATAAGGATGGCAACGGAGAGCATCTGGAAATCGACAGGATGGACGATAAGTATTGGGATGATGAGGAAGATAAGGCATGACGGTCGCAGAGCAGGCTTTACAGTGGGCAATCAACATTGCCAACGACCAACGGCACGGATACAGCCAAGCATCGAGGTGGGGCAATCCCGACTATGACTGCTCCAGTCTGGTGCTGAGTGCCTACAAACGAGCAGGCGTGGATGTCGGGCAGGCCACCTACACCGGGAACATGCACTCCGAACTGCTGAAGCATGGTTTCACGGATGTCACGGCAAGCATCAATCTGGCGTCTGGTGCGAACCTTCAGCGTGGTGACATCCTTCTGTACCACATAGGCGGAACGGCAGGACATACCGCCATGTACGCCGGTCAGGGGCAGATAGTTCATGCCAGAGGGCAGTCTTACGGCTCATCCGCTCCGGGTGACCAAGGGAGTGAGATTGCCGTCACACCGTACTCACGATCTAGGTGGGCAACGGTCTTGCGGTACACGGGCGGTCAGGCACAGCCACAGCAGAAGCGGTATGCGGTTGAAACAACACTGCCCATAATCAAGTACGGGAGCACGGGATCTGCGGTCAAGGTCTGGCAGACGATTGTGGGATGTCCGGCGGATGGTGAGTTTGGGTACGTTACCCGTGGAGCGACAATGGCATTCCAGACGGAGCATTCACTAGATCCTGATAGTGAAGTGGGACCGCTGACCTGGAGCGAAGGTTTCAAGACACTGATGTAAGCATGGAGGCACAAACTATGGCTACAGCGAAGAAAGAAGCGAAGAAAGTATCTGTAGAGTATGGTCCTTTCAGGCATCGTCTTAAAGCGAAAGAGCTTGCCAGAAAAGGTGACAGCACAGTGGTACAGAAGGACGGAGCATTCTTTGTCCGGTCGGCTGAGATGCCTGAGAAGGATGCGAAGATCATGCTGAAGTCCCTGGTGCAGGCAGGATACACAGCGGAGATTAT